CCGACTGTGGTATTGAACTGCACATTACCGCCTGTGATTGTTGTGCCAGCAGTATCATAAGCCGCGCATGAGTTAGTTGCGTCAATATTGGTATAGGCTGGCACTCCACCTAATGTCGCATTTTTGGTTAGCTTATAAACAACAGGAACGTTAGCAGACGTTGCTAAACTTAACGACCTAATTCTAATCTGTGCTTGGTTTGTGACGCTATTCATCGTCGTATTATTGCGAATAGTTAATAAGTTGGTCTCAGTTGTGCCGACTGATTTATTATTGTTTACGCCGTATGTTGACCCGATGCGTTCACGCGAACCAACAATAAACACGCCAACACTAGATGCTTTCACAACAACATTAGTCGCGTTTGTTGTGTTTGTCGCTTGAATGCCGAATGTCATTGTTGGATTAACGGACTGCGTTTGGTCAGCAGTCGTGTTCATGAACGAGTATTCGTGAAATGCAATCCAAGCCTTTGTATCAGGATTCTGAATTGAGAACGTGCAACCACGCACCCCTAAATAACCAATGCTTAATTGGAAAATGTTAATTTTGGTAGGGTCAATAGTAATACCGCTTGAACCTGTACCGTCCAACTTATCAGCGTTAAAGTCAGCCTGTGCTACCCAAGTGTCCACACTGTTTCGACGATAACAAATACCGAATGACGTGCCGTTATAGCCGATGAACCACCCGTCGATTGCCGCGTTTCTCATGCCAGCCGTCTGTGTACTGTTTGCCACGCCTGCGGTAAATTGAGCTGTGAAACGTGCTAATAGACCTTCAGCAGCGCGATATTTAGCACGCCTAGTCGTTTGGATTAACGCGCTACTGCTCGCATTTGCAGTTGTCGAGGCAATCCCCATCTGACTTGTAGATGTTGCTGTGCCGCTACCTGTCAGCGTTGAGCTAAACAAATTAGCGTTAATGCCATACACAAAGTCGGCTTGAATGATTGGCATAAGGTTAGCGACGACTAATTCACCAAACGGCGATGTGCGGTCGGTAACGTGTATCTTTAACGCGCCTTCGGGGTCAGTGCCTACGAAAACAAAATCACCGCCATCGGTTTGACCTGCAATAACTGATTTTGTGGTGATAGCGTCCGCTTCGTTATTGAGCAAAAAGTTAAGCGGTGATGTTAATTGGTCAAATACGCCGAAATATGTGTATAAGCGTAAATACGTTTGGTTTGAGCCGCTTGTATTAGTTACACGGGCTCTAAAATAACGTCCCGCTTTTAATGCTTTATGCGCTTCAGGCACACCCGCCGTGAGTGTAAATCCAGCAGGAGGAAACACATTCCAATTAGTGCCATCGTTGCTAAAATCAAAGTAAAGCACACCCGCTTGGTCAGTGATACAAGATACATAAACGTCAGGGAAGTTGTTTTGTTCTGCCGTTCCTGTGAATGTAGAACCCGCAGTCAATGGCGTGGTTGAATTATTCGACGTGCTAAGCTCGCCAAAACCATCGGCAATCGCGCTAGCGGCCTCTTTAGTGATAAAAGGATTGGCCTCTGTGCCGATTTCTGTCTCGCTAGAGTTTACAATATTGACGCGCCCAGTCATAAAGCCACCGTATAAGTTATAGCGTACAAGCCTTGAATGTGGCCGCGCTCAGGTTGTATGTAAAAATCAATCGAGCCAGCTTTAGGTATCGGTTGAATGGTTATTTTTTCGTAAATCACTTCTTCAATTGGGCGAGTGTAGCCGTCTGCAATCGGGGCAATTTGTGCCATCATTAAGCTGTTAATCGTCACATCAGCGTCAACAACATTGATAGTCTTGTCAAAAACATAAGTAGAGCCTAAGTCTACAATCGTTTGCTTGGTCAATACTTGGTTAGACTGCAATACAGAAACGTCATTTTGTAATGCCGAAACGTCAACTTCTAAAGCGTCAACAGCTAACTCTAACGCCGTTAAATCCGCGTCAATTGTTGTTATTGTCGTCGTATCACCGCCCGTAGAACGCCACAAATCATAAAGCCACGTCTTAAAGGCTCTAGTATTAGTCAAGTCTAGCGTGAGAGGCGATGCAATCTTGCTCATGTTTTACCTGCCTCCACGTCAATATAACCGCCCATTAAAACAGTCTTGACAGGTTCGCTACCGAACACTTTATAAACCCTGTCTCGTGAGTTGCCAAGCCTTGCCCACATTACGCGGTTTTTACGCTGTCCAATAACGCCTAGACTTGCTTCGCGTGGCGTGATGTAACTATGGCCGCCATCGTCGCTATACGTCAAATAAACTAGCGGGTCAGTGCCATCTTCTAAACCAACGCCCGTTTCAAAGTTTAGGACTACTTCTTTATGCTTAATGCGCTTAAAGTCGCTAATGATATGAGCGCACGTTCTTGACCATACAATCGGCTCACCTGCGTCAGTGTGTGTGTTTTCGTCTAATTCATACAATACGCCGCTAACAAAATCACCGACCAAGTGTTTTCCAAACGCGAACGCATAGCATGACGCTCTATCTCGGCCTAGACCGTATGTTTCACGGATAGACCAAGCAAGGTCAGGGTCTTGAATTGACGCATCATAAACGAGTGTTTTGTTAGCTGTCGGGAATGTCAGCACATAGAAACTATGGCCGTTTTTTTGATAAGTATAAGCAAATGCGTCATCAATACGAGTTAGAGAATTGATAAGATATTCAATGCCGCGATTAGATATAATTTGTGGAGTGTATTGATTGAGCTTGTAAACGAGTCCAGTGCCGTGGCTAGTACGACCTAAAAAGAATACTGTATTGTCCATTTTAGCCACTGATAACGCAGCAGCACATCCCACTTCCATCGTCGCGCCTTCACGTCTAGCAAGTGGGAATGTTGCATCGCCAGAGTTAAACCATACTGTACTTGTGCGCTCACCAAATAAAATAAGTTCCCGATGGTCAACAATAAATGTTACCAAATTATCAGGGTCTGCTTCATCGCTTGCAAAGTCTAACGCATTAAATGATGTGAAATCATTAAGGTTCGATATGTAAAACTGTTGACTATTAGGCCGAATAAATACACCGTAACCGTCCAAATAATCAACACGCGGCGAACCATAAAAAGCAGGGTCAGTTATTTGTGTTAGTGTTAGTCCTACCGTGTCGTAAACATACGCCTTGTTGGTCATACCACTATTAAAACAGACTTGCCCAGCATTGTTAGCCGCTATAGTCGTATCAAAATCTAAATCAACAGTACCTATCGATGTATAAGTAAAATCACTTAATACCTTGTATGCTTTATTTCCTGCCACTACGTACAACTCACCCCTAAACTCGCTCATGGCATGAATTGGCTTAGTCGGTAAAGTTAAAAATATTTTCTTACCATCAACACGATAAAGCGTGAGTTTATTATCTTCGGACGGGTCAACCTCAAGATACATATTAACCGTTTCTTGTGTGTTTTGATTGGGGCTAAAGCCCTTGTGTTGACCGCCTAGAAAATTAAACTTCATTAAAAGCCACCGCCTGTTATGAATGTTTTAGAGCCTGATTGCTTTATGTTTGTCGGTAAAAGTGCATCAAACTTGGCTAACGGTATTGTGACCATTGAGCGCAAAACAATATCGCGTGATTCTTTGGCCATTGCTACTAATTCGGGCGATACACCAAAGCCAAACTCAGGCGCAATCTCAATGGCAAGATTAAACTTTAATGCGCGAATCCATTCAGGAGGATAGGGCAAGTCATCTGCTAAGGTCAATTCGGTAGCAGGGCGAATGTTGTCAAGCGTTAATGTGCCATCAGCAGGGACTGGGAATAAGTAAATAGTGGATAAAGGATTATCAGGTTTTAGAACGATATACTCAGGAATGCCGCCAATTGTTTTAATGCCGATATTTTCGTAATCAGAATAATCAAGAATTGATAAAGGATAATCTAGGCCACCTGATGACCAAAAAGCATTGTAAATAGCAGTTGGGCGCGTAGTGTTAATATCACCGCTTACGCCTATTGTGTAGCTAGTTGAGCCGTTACAAGAGTGGGTAACTTTTCCAGTGCTTGCAGACAAGAAACGAGACGCACCCCATGAACCTAACATCAAGTTTAACGCTTCTAAAGCATCGCTTGATTCATCAGCATTGGGAGTCTCAGAAGAAGATATAGCACCGATTAAGCGCAACGTGGCGCGGATTAAATCAGCAGTAACCATGTTACACCTATTAGAATTATTGGCTCATCCTTGAGCCTGTGGGAATTACAATTGATGCACTAAACGACAAGCCAACTCTGGATAAAGTGCAGCAGTACCGTAAAGAATGTCAAAACGTGACTTCCACTCGCCTGTGTCGCCATCAAACCAGCGAACAAAACGCATAGAGATATTGCCAAAACGCTCACGAGCTGCCATATCCACGCCTTTTGGAATGTCCAAATCAGCACTAACAAACGTAAACGCATCTTTATGAAACGCTAAGTTTTGTCCGTAAGCAGTCGCGCTTGTACCCAAAACAGTGATTGCAGAGTTGTCAGCAATACGGTTAGAGCAATTCTGATAAGCACCGCCAGCAATAACACCAGGTGATACAGTCATTGTTATCGCGCCAGTTGTGTCTGATACGTCAGTTGTAATAACAAACTTCTTCAGCACGCCAGTAGATACTTTAGTCTCAGGATGAACTTCGTAGCAGCCCGCAAACGCAATACTATCGCCAGCTTTTAAGCTAGTGCCGCCACTTGTCCAGCCATCAGTGATGATTGCAGATGTTGCTACATAAGCATTGTCAGCACCCGTCGAACCTTGAGTTGCGCCGTTCGTTAATGGAGTACCGCCGTAAGTACCTGTGGTATGCACTGGAATCATTGTGTTCTCGAACACATCAAAACCACCAGTACGGCCTACCATGCCTTCGCGGTATTGGTCGTCGATGTTGCTAGAGCTTTGGAATAAGCCCTTAACAGCATCGCTAAACTCAACACGGCTTGAAGGATTAAGCAAGAATGTACGGTCGGACGATGGGGCTAAGTTTTCGGTTAAACGTTGGCCAGCTTGTTGGAATTTCTTGTAATCAATCTGTGTCGATACCGTGCCGACAGTATTTGGCACAGATTTATACATGGCCTGCATTGCTTCATATTCAATGATAGAGGCAAGCTGATTCATTGCAGGTTTTAAGAATTGTTGGCTAAAATCATTCAGGCTCAACGTCAATTCAGAATCGCTAATTGTTAAGTCAACGCCCTTGATTGTAGCGACAGGTAAGTTTACTTTACGCTCAATCATATTTTGAGCGGAATAAGTAGAGCCTGTACGCACTGTAAACTTGTTCGGTAAACGTACATCTAAAGACGTACCAATTTTTGCGCCACCAACAGCAAAACGGCTGTCATATTGTCGGTTGATTTTGGTTAAAAAGTTAGACTCAGCGTGTAAAATACGCAAAGCTTCACGGGTGATAATTTGTGGGGTTAAAATGCTATTCGCCATGATTCAATACTCCGATACGCTTCTCAGCGTTTCTGTCTAATTTGATTATTACGCCACTTTACCCATTCGTCCATATCAGCAGGCGGTGCGCTATTACTTGCGCCACCTGATACGGGCTTTACGGGTGCAGGTGCGGTCGATACCGTTTTGGGTTTAGGTACATTTGTTTTTGCAGCAATCTCACCAATAGCTAATAGCTGTTGTGTTGGTGATAACGCGGCAATTCGATAAGCCTCTGAAACATTTTTGCCCAACATATACGCTATTTCCGCGCCCTTTGGATGTTGTGCAACTGCTTCAAGTGCCATCGGTGCAAATTCAATGTTAGCAACATTGTTAAACGCTTCGTCAAAGTCAGGAGCAACACTGCGAACCTTGTCAACTTTAGCCACCCAGTCTTGAGCTTGCGCTTGTGCTTGAGTTTGTTGCGCTTGTTGGCTTTGCGTGGCCTGTGTTTTCTGATTTAGCTTGTATTCTGCGACCGCTTCAACGTAATCATCCAACGTGTCGAATTGAGATATATCTGGAGCTTCTTGCTTTGGTGCAAGTTGCGCCTTTAATTGCTCTAATTCGGCTTTTAGACGGTTAGCTTCGGCAACAGCTTCATACTTTTGACGTGTAACTTTATCAATGCGCTTCTTAACGCCATTCGGTAGGCTAGAATCATCATCGTTTTCATCTTCTTGTTTTTCGGCTTCAACCTTTGACGTAGTTTCCTCGCCTTCGGTTTTCACTTCGTCAACAATCGGACTTTCGACAACTTCTTCGACCTGTGGTGATGAATCCACAACGACATCAGACTGAGTAGTATCACTCATGGGATTGGGTTTCCTTGAATCGGATTTGCACGCGCCATCACGGCGACCTAGTTTTAACTGTCTAGTAACAGTAAATACAATTTATTCTAATTGCTGCTCATTGTCAATAAATGGCAAGTTTGCACTAGCAATATCACCCATAGGCATATCATTTT